GAAGACCCTCTTGAGTGGACACGTCAGCGCGATGCGTATCGTGACCGCAAAGAGAAGTTGGCGAAAGTTGAACAAGAGCGTATGCGTGTTCAACAGGAGCAACAACAACAGATGATGCAAGCTCACAAGCAAAAACTTGCGGAGGAGCAGAACCGTCTGTTGGAGCGTATTCCTGAGTGGCGTGACGAAGACATTGCAACACGCGAAAAGCAAGCGATTATATCTTATGCACAACGCATAGGGTACACAGAGCAAGAGCTTTCAGTTGCCAGTGACAGTCGTGCCATCGAAGCCTTACGCAAGGCTTACCTTTACGATGAGTTAATGGCCAAGCGCCCTGAGGCTCAGAAGAAAGTTAAGAAAGCACCTAAAGCAGTAAAGTCTGGTACTCCTGCCTCTAAGAAGCAAAGAGCATCTGATCGCAATAAACAGGCTTTTGAACGCCTAAGAAAAACCGGCTCTAAAGATGCCGCCGTTGATTATTTATTGCAAAGGAATAGCTAAAAATGGCTACACATACTACTACTACTGCTGTCGGTGAGCGCGAAGACCTTTCCGACGTCATCACCCGTATTGACCCTGATGAAACCCCCATCTTCTCTGCTCTGAAAAAAGAGACAGGCAATGGTGTTTTTGTTGAGTGGCAAGTACAAGAGTTGGCCGCCGCTGTTGCGACTAACTACCAAAACGAAGGTGCAGACGCGACTTATGATACGCCTACTGCAACGACCCGTCTTGGCAACTATATGCAGATTTCACAAAAAGACGCCGCCGTATCTGGCACACTGGATGCCGTTGATAAGGCTGGTCGTGACCGTGAAACCGCATACCAAAAAGTCCTGAAAGGCCTGGAGCTTCGTCGTGACATTGAAAAATACCTTCATTCAGACACGGCCCGTTCCGGTTCCGATCCACGCAAGGCTGGCTCTTTGTCGGCTTGGATCACCAACGTAGACGATGCAACTGGCACGTCTGCCGCTACTGGTGACGGTACTGATGTTCCTGACATGTCTGGTACAAACCGCGCCATGACTTTGGCTCAAATCGACACAGCTATGCAAGCCGCCTATGAAGACGGTGGTCAGCCCAATATGCTGGTTGTATCTCCTGCCAAAAAAGCGGAATTTAGTGATCTGAACGGTGGTTCAGTTGCTACCAACCAAATCAACTACACAGCTCCACGCGAAGCCGCCATCGTTGGTTCGGTTTCGTTGTACCTGTCTGACTTTGGTCAGCTTGACGTTGTGATCGACCGCTTTGCTTCTAGCGACCGCGTATACCTGCTTGATAGCGACTATGCTTCTATCTGCACGTTGCCTGGCCGTAACTTCGCAGTGCAAGAGCTTGCGAAAACTGGCGATGCGGAGAAATTCCAAATCGTCACGGAATGGACGCTGAAAGTGTCTGCTCCGAAAGCGCACGGCGCAGTTTACGACCTGTCGTAATTGATGAGGGGGGTGGCCTTGAAACCACCCCCTAACTCACTTGTGAGGGAGATATGAAGAAGCTAGTCCATAAAGATCCGATTACAGGAAAAGAAACTTGGTGTCACTTTCAGTCTGATGGTGGCTTTATTTTTGAGACAACACAGAATGTGGATGCACTTTTGCAGGAGAACAAAAGGCAGGCAAACGAATACAGGTCTGGTGGTCTTGTAGGAAATACTCAGCGGCATCATCAAAAGGTTGCCGACATTCCGGCAGGGTTGTATCATCAGCTTGTTGAAAAACTAGGAAAGCCAAAAGATAACCCTTCTGGCTGGAAGCGTTGGCTAAACGATTATGACAATCGTTTTTTTAGAACAGGCGGCGGTAACGTATAATGGCTATTGGAACTTACTCAGAACTGAAAACGGCTATCTCTAATTTCCTTGCAAGGTCTGACTTAGATAGTCGTATTCCAGAATTTATTTCTCTAGCTGAGAGCCGTATGGGACGCACACTTGAGACACGCGGCCAAGAGAAGCGCGCAACAGCCACACTTACTGCCGGTGACGCATTTGTATCCCTGCCTACTGATATGCGTTCTATCCGGCTTGTTAAGCTAAACACCAACCCCATTGAGGTTCTTGAATATTACACACCAGCCAAGTTGGATGAGACATATTCAAGCACATCTGCTGGAAGGCCGCGCGGCTACACTGTAATCGGCACAGAGATTAAATTTGCTCCTGCGCCGGATAGTGCCTACACAGCAGAGATTGTGTACATGGAAGGTGTCCCTGACTTGTCGGACATAAACACCACGAACACGATACTTACACGACATCCTGACGCATATCTTTATGGAGCACTTGCATCAGCCAGCGTGTATCTCATGGATGACCAAAAGACTGCTTTATATGAGCAACTCTTTACTCGCGCCATTGATGAGATTAAGAAAGAAGAAGAGCGTGGTAAACACGCTGGTAGTGCCCTGTTTATGAAATCTGACTACGGAGAATTATAATGAGCGCAATGAGCGATTATCTGGAAAATGCTTTTCTGGATCACTTTCTTGGAACATCATCCACAGCTTCCCCAGCCACTATCTATGTAGGTCTGCACACTGCTGATCCTACCGATGCTGGTACAGGCACAGAAGTAAGCGGCAACGGCTATGCACGTCAGTCGATTTCTTTTGGTGCATCTTCTGGTGGAACGGCAAGCAACGATGCCGCTGTTGAGTTTCCTGCCGCTTCTGGTGGCAACTGGGGAACGATTACACATATCGGTATCTGGGATGCTTCTTCTGCTGGCAACCTTTTGTTCCATGCGGCTTTGACTGCAAGCAAGACCATCAACGAAGGTGACATCTTTAAGATTGCCACATCGGGTGTTGACATCACGGCGGCTTAATTATGGCCGAAATCGTAGGGCCAAATTTAGAACAGCTAGATAACTGGGGTACGTTAGACACTCTACCGTATAGTCTTGACGACCCTATCTGGCTGACTGCGGCTTTACGCGAAGGTGAGTCTGAACCATCAACCAGCGCATCTGTCTCTGCCGCTGGTTTTGGCATATTCCTACACACAGCATCAACGTCTGTATCTGTCAGCGTATCTGCTGAGTGTTTGCGTATCCTGACATTTGAGGCATCTCTTAATGCCTCTGCCAGTGTTACGTCAGAAGGAATACGAATACAGTTTGGTGCATCTATGCTGGCTGGCCCAGCGACTATGGATGCACAGGCTTTCTTTATTGCCAACGGTCAGGCATCTGCATCTACAAGCGCCACGGTAGCCTCTGAGGGCATCCGTATTGTTATCGGCGCGTCTGCACTTAACACATCTGCTAGCGTTGCCTCCGAAGGTATCCGTATCCAGTTTGGCGCGGCATCTGCATCCTCCGCTGTTACGACTACTGCGGAAGCTGTGCGGTTGCGTCTTGGTGAGGCACAGCCATCTACCTCTGCTACTGTTGAAGCGGCTGGTGGTTTTGTTGCTAGTGCTAACGCAAATGTAAACGTATTTGCCACAGCAACGGCTAATGGCTTCTATTTTGCTGACGGTCGTGCGACACCACTTGCCACAGCGTCTCTATCTGTAGAGGCAGAGAAGCTAGGTGAATTGTGGTCTATTCTTGCGGTATCGGATAATGTATTGTCTGATGTTGTAGCCGGAGAAGATACTTGGACTGAGATTCCGCCGGAAGATGAAAGCTGGAACCTTGTTGCCGCTGGTCTTGGTACTTGGGTAAAGATAGATGCAGGTTCAGAAGTTTGGAGTGACAAATGATACAGTTTGGCGAATTTTTACCAGATCAATCTGACTTTGGTAATGCTGGTGTAACCATTGCCAATAACGTAATTCCAGCGGCTATTGGCTATGAAAGTATGCAAAGCCTTTCTCCTATTAGCGATGCCGCTGATGGGCCGCTTGTTGGTATGATTGCGGCGGCTGATGACGATGGTCAGATCGCCTTGTATGCCGCTGACCGTGGCAAGATTTATCAGTTTAACACGACCACAAGTACGCTTGATAATGTTAGCAAGACTGGCAACTACAGCACAGATGACGATGATCGCTGGCGCTTTGTACAGTTTGGCCAAGACGTAATCGGCACTAACTTTGGCGATCCTATTCAGTATATCGCGGCTTACAGTGGTACGCAGTTTGCCGACCTTTCTGCTGATGCACCACGCGCTAAGTATCTTGCGGTTGTGCGCGACTTTGTGATGACAGGCTTTACCTATGACGCGACGGACGGTAACAAGCCATACCGTGTGCGCTGGTCTGGTATTGGCGATCATACAAGCTGGGCTATTTCTGCGGCTACTCAGGCTGACTTCCAAGACATTGCTGACATGGGAGACGTAACTGGACTAGTCGGCGGAGAGTATGCAACAATCCTACTTGAGAAAGGTATTGTTCGCGCCTCATATATTGGCTCACCTTTGATCTTCCAGTTTGACAAGGTTGAGACTGTGCGTGGATGTAAGGTGCCTGGCAGTGTCTGCAATGTTGGCCATAGTGTGTTCTATCTTGCTGACGATGGCTTTTATATGTTTGACGGTGAGCGGTCACAGCCTATTGGCGCAGAAAAAGTAAACCGCTTTTTCTTAGAGGATTGGAATGGTGAACACGCAAGGAATATGTCGGCATCTGCGGATCCTCTTCGGCAAATTATCGTATGGTCTTACGCAAGCACTGCATCAAGTGATGGCTCTGCTGACAAACTTATCATTTACAATTACGCGCTTGGCAAGTGGTCAACGGCTGACATCGCCGTGGATCTGGTCGCTCCTGTATATACT